AACATCGTTATTTTGAATCATTTTTTTAACAGCTGCTTTAACATCATCCATTTCAGGAAATTCATTACCATTAGCATCTCTTGCTTCGTTTGCCATACCATATCCACACTCACACATGCTCATTGGCTTACCGCAAGTTGGACAATTTTCTTCAGGTTTTTTACCATTCTTAGTATCATCACCATCAGCCCAGTCTTCTTTTACTTCTTTCTTTTCACTTTTACCATTCCAAGCTGCATCAATTTTATCAAAAAATGCTTTCTTTTCTTCATCACTCATAGATGGGATAGATTTACCAGCTTTTTCTAATGCTTTTTTGAAGAACGCCTGATATTCAGTTTCTTCAGCCATTACAGACTTTACTAATTCTTTTAATTGTGCTTTGTTCATATTATAATGTTCTTAATTTTTCTGAAAGATTCATTATTCTTTCTTTAATTTTATTTAAACTCTTATGAGTTCTTTTATAGTAATCTTCTTTCTTTAATCCGTTTTCAGTTTTTAATTTAGAATACCAATTAACAAATTTTTCAACTTCACTTAATTGTGAATGGATATTACTAATACCTTTACCAATTTTAGCTTTAGGAGAACCTTCTTCGTTTTTAATTGCTAACCAACGATTTTCTGTTAATTCCATATCACTTACATCAGCCATTGTTTCATCCTTATCATCTTCTTTTCCAGCTTTTGTTGCAGTACTTTTGTACTTTTCAGGCTCTAATTGAAGTATATTAGCTGCTGAACCAAATTCTTCTTTAACAATACTTTCTTCAATATCATCAACAACCTCACCACCACTTACCTTAGCCAATCTAGCATTTTTTGCTTTAGTTGCACCAGGTTTAGTAAATGCCGCCGGAGTATCATATCCAGCTACCGCACCAGTTCCAGTCATTTCTTCTAATTCCTTCTCAGACTCTACTTCTTTTATTAATTCACCAATTATGGCTTTTAATTTACTATTATCCATTTACCTTTGATTTTAATTCTTTGATTAACTCATAAGAAAGCATTATAGATGAAACTTGATTATCAGATACAGTTTTACCAATTTTCATTTTTTCTAAAACAGAAACTGTTTCAGTTAATTTGATTTTAGTAACCTTATCAGATATTTTTGATTGAATATTCTTTAATTCAGCTATTATTTTTGGTAATTCTATACCAACATAATCTTTGAATTTAGATGTATTTGAAATATTATTAATATACTCTTTTAATAAATTCTTTTGTGATTCGTTTAAATTAGTATATTTTTTGTTAAAGGTTTCAACTAAGATTTTGTATGTTAATAAACGAAGGTCTTTATCTTGTTGCTTATAAGTCTCAATTAATTTTTTATCTTCTTGAGGTTGTATTTTTTGTACAGGCTTTGATGTGATATTTTCTATTAGGGTAATTTTTGAATTAAAAATATCTTTAATATCATAACCTTCGGTTTTTTTAGATTCAAATACTTTATATATTGATGCCAATACTTTATAGTTAGTTATAGGAGAAGATAAGAAGTTTTCTAATTCAAACTTAGAATTAATCTCTTTAATAAGATTATATTTCTCTTTTGAAAGTTTTGTGTAGTTCAATTTAGTATGTGCTTCACATACAGTTTCTACAAATTTATCCGCTTTTGTTTCTGAATTATATTTTTCTTTCAACAATAAATCATAAAGACGTAATTCTTTATTTAATTCAGTTGATGGACCAAAGAATTCTTTTACAATATTTTTAGCGTTTTCTGTCTTATCGCCATTAAGAACTTCCAATGTTATTTGTCTTACCAAAAGCTCAAATAACACTCCAGTATTCTTAAATTTGGAATGTTTAATTTTTTTCATTTAATTACCCTATGTTTTTTCTAACCTATAATTTAACACATATAAATATAAACTTTTTAATGTTTATTAAAATTTGGTATCATCTAATATATTTTTTTCATCTAAAAGGTCAGATTTTTCAGTTTTTTCACTTAAAATCTTCTTTTTAGAGGATATACCGTTTATATATTCACGTGCTAATTTTTTTGAATTGGCATTTACATTTCTATTATCTCTTGCCCTTTCTTTCTCATTCTCTTTATTACCTAATGGGTCTCTACCATACGGATGCTTATCCTTACCATATGTGTTACCTTCTCTTGGTCTACCACCCTGATTATCCACTATCTCTTGCTTCATTTTTTCAATTTCTTCTTCAACATTAGTTTGTTGAGGTGGATTTGCAGGGTCTTGTCCTTGTTGTTCTATTGAGTTATATCTGAATCTATCTTTAACATCTAATACAATCTTAGCTCTTTCTAAATCAATTTCATCTTTACTCATACCAAATACATTATGGTATGCCCAATCAGTAGATAACATATTAAGACCTTTAAGGTCAGCTGCCAATCTTACTTTTTCAGACCATAAATTAACTTTCTCTTGTTCGTATATTGTAGATGCGTTTGTTAAACTTAATTCAAAATCTGCTAAATCGGCGTCATCCACACCTTTAGCAGCTAAATGAACTACAGCTATTTTAGCCAATTCACTAACAACCGTTCTTTGTATTCTTTCAATAGTTCTAGCAAAACGAACATCTTCCGCAGCTAATGTAGCTTTACCATTCACATTTTCATCATAAGATAAATAAGCCTTTGGTACTCTTAATGCCGCAAATAATTTATTCTTTAAGTAATCAATATCTTCAATAGCTGCATAATCTAATCCTTGTAGATTGTTTATTTCAGTACCACTATCACTACCACGAACTGGTAAGAAGAAATCTTCGGTAAGGTTTTGAATATTATATTTTAAGTTATAATCTCCTGTATTTTGGTCAACAAATGGAGTTTTCTTCATTTTGTTGATAATCTTCTGCATGTAATTATCTACTTCTTGAGGTGGTATATTACCTATATCAATTTTAAATACTCTTTTTTCAGGTGCTCTCATAATACGATGGATTAACATCGCATCTTCCATAAGAGTTAATTGTTTCCAAATTCTTCTAGCATTTTCAATCATTGATTTACCATAAGGTAAGAAGTTGGTATCAGATAACATTCTAAAATGAGCCATCTCATATTCTTCATATTCTTTTTTACCAAATCTATCTAATTCAACTCTATATTTTACATAGTTTGAATTATTAGGGTCAGTACCTTCTAATCTTTCAGTATTATAAACAGAATAAGGATGTATATTTACAATACCCGCTTGTGGAGCAATCTCTAATGCTAAAAACGCATCACCATATTTAACTAAATTTCTAATCCAAGGCCATAAATTAAATTCGATGTTCATTACATCATAGAATAAGTTATGAAGCATTTCTCTAATATGCTCATTCTTTGATTTAATTTGAAGAACATCACCATACTCATTTTTGGTTGTAGATTCATCCGCATATATATCTAATGCAGAACCAATGATTGGGTCATTATCCATAGCATCATAATCTCTAAAAAGTTCTCTACGAACTTGATGATATGCCATTGATTGAGCTCCTTGTTGAGTCTCATAATAAGAACGCTGTAATTTTGTATATCTATCTCTTAGATTTACAAAGTTAGTATTCATTTGACGGTCTTCAAAATCAACCACCTTTCGTTTACCATCTTTACCAACGGTTACGATTGCGTTTTGGGAGAATAATTTCTTTAACCTACCAAAAAAACTTCTGTCATCTATTTCTTGTTCTGCCATAATTTATTTACCATTTTCTACAACTCCAATAGTTTGCTTTTGTTCTAGGACCAGGATTATCACAATGCATTCTAGCTCTAAAATTTTTTCTTCTTTCTGGGTTGTCTTTTTTGATTACCATTCCTTTTTGTCCAAAGTTTACTTTAATAATCTTTCCAGTTTTTGGATTTTTTACATAAACTTTAAACTTCTTAACATCCCCTTGCATTGGTTTACCCAATTTAACTTCTCTACCTTGATATTCGGCTTCATAAACACAACCACAATTTGCTTCTTCTAATTGAGATTGATATCCTTTTAAGAAATTAATAAAATCAGGCATATCTTCCTGTTCAACATCCAATTCATCATAATCATCAATTGGATTGTCTTGTGGAGTATCACCTTTCTTATACAATTGGTCTACTTCGCTTTCTTCTTTCATTATGGATTTTAAACTAATCATAGTATTTGACATTATATCATATAAATATTCGTTTTTATCAAAACACTATAACCATTGTGATAAATCTTCAAATCCATCACCCACTCTCATCTTCCAAGGGTTTTCATCAGGTTGTGAACCACCATAAATACCAGTATATTGCATGTTTGATGATATACCACCCAATGTTCTTTTTGTAATGTCAATACCCTCTTGTCTTAATCTTAATGCAGTATCTCTCACCCATAACGAAATCGATAATGCCATTACTAAGTCATCATTATACCCCTTCATAGCTTCCGCTCTACCATTTATAAAAATAAATGTAAACAATTCATCTATCAAACGATTAGAACGAATTGTTATTGCTTTTTCTCTGAAATATTCATCTAATTTGGATATAATTAATGGTCTAGTTTTAGATGTAGTTGAGAAACCAGCTACCATTTGTTTTTCTTCCGCACGATATTTGTTTCTCATTTGATTTTCTACATCAATGTATTTTAAATCCTTACTCATATAGAATAAGTTTTTATAATCTCTATCTATACATTGTTGAATACATGCCCATCCAATATTAGAGTTTTCTATTACAAGTAAAGCATCATTATATTCAGTTGAAAGATTTACTAAAAAGTTTCCAAAATCTTTTGTTTCAATTTTACCTTTATATTCTGCAACTTGCGTTGAGTTCATAATATCAATCACCTGTGCAGCTGAATAGTCAGCTCCATCACCTCTGGCAACGTCCGCTACTACCATATAAGAACCCCCTGCTGCCGGATATTCCCATCTCCAAAGATTTCCATCAAATCCTGTTTTTTCTATTGGATTTTGACAATATGTTTCTTTATAAAACATTAATAAGTCAGGTTCAATTACAGTTTCACCAGAAGATACAAAGTCACAATCACATTCTTGAGCAGCTTTTTTTGCTCCTAATAATTTTTGTTGTTCATCCCTCCATTTTTGGTCTCTCTCAGGATGTACAGTCCAATGTAATCGGATTGTATTAAATGGATTTGTGCTTTCTTCTGCACTCAACCATGTTTGGTGAAACCAGTTACCCACACCATTAGGAGTAGAAAGTGCAATACACGCACCACCTGTTGATAATGTAGATTGTGCCGCTACCCATATCTCATCAATATCATCAATAAATGCAGCCTCATCAAATATAAGAAGTGATAATGCTTCCGAACGTCCTGCATCAGGAGATGAAGCAATTGCTTTAATTTGAGAACCATTTGCCAGTTTTAATGAAAGTTTGTTATCTTCCAATGAACCACCCTTTAACCAAGATGGAAGTAATTCATGCATTACTCTTACTTTAGTTACTAAATTCTTCGCTACATCTTGTTTAGTTGCAATTACTAACACATTAAAATCACCATTAAATATCATTTTCCAAAGTGCGTATCCAGCTGATAAAGTTGAGATACCGGTTTGACGTGATTTTAGGACTATATTAAATCGATGGTCTTTAAATTCAGTTAATGTTTTTTCCTGAAATGGGAAAAGGTGAAAAGGTATTTTACCTCTCACCGGATGCTGAATCATACAATACTTTTTCATAAAATGTATCGGGTCAACCGCGCATTTTTTGTATTCTTCTGCAATTATTTCCTTTAAAGATTTCTTTTGTGTTATACCAGTCGCCATATTAATCTTTTGGTATTTTGATTAAATCGTAGTTTTTATCTTTTAATTTATCCCAAGCTTCATTTCTCAATTTAGTTACATCTTCAATTTCTTTTTCAAAATTCATAATATCAAGAAGTATTTCAGCTTTCATAGTTTCTACATCTTTCTCCATAGTCCACTTTTCACTTTCACCCTTTTCATTAATATATTCGTATTCTTGCTTAACATCATTGTAAGCTTGTTTAAATCTAGCTATCACATCTTTTCCGTGGTCAATCATATTAGAATATATTTTATAATCTTCATATTCTTTCCACAATCCATCATATTTTATTTGAGCTTCTTTCTTTGTAAGACAGTGTAAACAATATCCAGTTTTAGATATTAATTTCTTATCAACTCTACCTACTTTAATAGTTTGACAATCTTCTGCTTTACAAGTATTTAATCTATCTAAATACGCTCTAGCTTCTTCGAACACATCACCATGTTCAGACACGGAAATTTTACCGGCTTCTAATTGTTTCCATTTTTTACCATTAGAATCGGTCCATTCCTCACCAACTTTTCTTTTTAAATTTTGATTTTCTGCTCCTGCAAATGAAATTTGAGTATTCTTTTCGTATTCTCCACCTGTTAAAACCATATCAACCAACTTCTTACGGGTTGGATGCATGAACTTTTTATTAAATTCTCTTGTCATATTATATACGATATTTTCGTATATATAAGTATATCAAAATTAGATAAAACGATTAATTATCGAAGAATATACCTAATATTTGATTTAAAGGTGCAAATGCTCCAGTAAGTTTGTAAGTGTTACCACCATATACAAATACTATACCTTCATTTGGTACAATTTTATCAAATCCACCCAAAGCTTGCATTCTACTTAATTCTAATTTAAGTTTTTCAATCTTTTTAGGGTCACCACTTGCTTTTACTTGTGCTATTGTTGATTGTAATCTAGATACCATTTGTTTAGTAGCTTGTGTTGGATTTGCAGTTAATACTGATGTCATAAATGATAATACTTCCGCACCTACACCTAAGAATATCTCCTCAAATCTCATTAAGTTATCTTTGGATATTTTAGATTGGTCTTTTTTATCAATACCATCCGCCCATGCTCTTATTTTATCATCTTTAATATCTGCAATACGGAAACTCTTATCACTAAAAGCCCATCTTTTAACTAATCCTATTTTTTGTTGAGCATCTAACTTTTTAGCATTTTTATCTACAAAGTTTGTCCACCAAGCCTGATGATAATCAGCTACACCATCTTTATCACTCAATCCAAATTCAGATTGTAATTTAGAAATCATAGAAATATACTTTCCTTGTTTAGAAGAAAGGTCTTGTGTTTTTGGTAATGATTGCATTGGAGGTCCCTGAATAGTATATTGCGATTGAACATGCTGATTTACTTGCTTAATCATTCCGGCTAATACTTTAGCTGCATCTTGATTTTGTCCAATTACATTACCATCCTTATCATATTCAAAAGTACCATGAAATACCAATAAAGGTTGTCCATAAGGAATTACATTTACTGATGTTGGGTATATTACTTCCAAATTCATAAAACATTTACCATCTTCAAATATCTTTTTTCTTTGTGCTTCTGATAATGAACCTATTGCTTTTGAAAGGTCATTCATAGCAAAATTATATGCATCAGTTAATCCACCTCTACCTGCAAATTTATCAGCTACTTGTCCTATTGTCATAGCACCAGCACCACTATTTTTAAGATGTGATTTATTACGAGCTGCAACCAATCTACCATTTACCCAACTAATTGCTAACGCCTGTCCATCAGTTTTTTCTCTTGCAGTTTCTAAATCACCATTAAGTGCTTTAGTTACAATATTTTTTAAATCACCAAATGTAAGATTCATTTCAATATCAAATGGATGATGCATATGTCCATAAGCACCACCTTCGGTTAATAGTGATTCATTAATATTATCTTTTACTGGAAATCTTAACTTTACACTTTTAGCAATGTGTCTTTCATCATCTTTTATAGTTTCCCCATCTATATCAATATTTGAGTCCATATTAATTCTTTCATCTGTCCCAGGCTGATTATCATATTGATTTGGATATGCATCGGTAGTACCAGGAGTACTTTTACCATCTCCTTTTACAAAATCGGCTGGTAATTTATATCCGTATTTTAATGTACGATTATATTTGTGTACACTATCGTCGTGATTATCAACAGGAAGTTT